TCACTTCTCCACACTCACCGTCACACCCGATTTAAACTTAAACACAATATTCTCATCAAAAACCGTAATCTTTGAGAGCAGGTGTTTTGCAAGGGTTTCATCAAATTCCATTTGCTTCGGCTGTGATTTGATGAAGAACTGCAATTCCTTAATGCGTTTCTTGTACTCAGCCTGAGAACTTTTTGACACCTGAACCTTTTCACGCTGTTCCCGTAAAGCAAATATTTCTTCAGCAATATCGGAATAATCCTCGTGACGTTCTGTTCGATCTATCAGTTCATGCTGCAGTTTGTTCAGCCTATCATCTATGCTCTGCAATGCACAGGGGTCAACAATAATCTGATTGAGATTAGCTTTCAGTTTTTTGAGGTAGCTTACGCTGTCACCAATCATTATTTGCAAAGCCTCCACAAAAGCTTGCTGCAAATCATCTTCTTTAATCGTTCTTGCACTGCATTTTGTGTAATCCTCCACTCTTTTACTGCATCTCCAGACGATTGACTTTTTGCCGCGATTATTCCAATGCAGACGGCTGAATTCAGCGCCGCAGTCAGCACAGAAGGTTATCTGCGAAAATGCATGAGCCGCACTGAAACATTTTCTGCGGCCGTGAACATCTTTCAGCATTCCGCGTCTTGCGATTTCTTCCTGCACCTGCATAAAGATTTCTTTGGGGATTATAGCAGGGTGACTGTCCTCAACATAATATTGTGGCATGATACCGGTATTTTTCACTCTCTTTTTGTTAAGAAAATCTACCGTATAGGTTTTTTGCAGAAGTGCGTCACCCATATACTTTTCATTTTCGAGGATTTTACGGACACTGCTGTCATGCCAGCGTGTGTTTCCACGGGAAGTTTTTATTTTGTCATGTTCCAACCCTCTGCAAATAGCCAGAATACTTTTGCCTTCAAGGTATTCTCTGAAAATACGCTTGACTACTTCTGCTTGTTTTGGATTGATGACAAGGTTGCCTTTATCGTCCTTATCGTAACCCAGAAAACAGGTGGTGTTTACCATAATTTTGCCTTGCTGAAAACGATACTGCATACCCAGTTTTACGTTTTTGCTGAGTGATTCTGATTCCTGTTGGGCTAAAGATGCCATAATGGTAAGAAGAACTTCGCCTTTGGCGTCCATTGTATTTATGGACTCTTTCTCAAAATATACAGGGATATTCATCTCTTTCAGCTCTCGAATATAGTTCAGACAGTCAACGGTATTTCTTGCAAATCGGCTGATTGACTTAGTGATTACAAGGTCAATAAGTCCCAGCTTGCAGTCATCAATCATTCTGTTGAACTCATCACGCTTTTTTGTATTGGTTGCACTGATACCTTCATCAGCATAGATATCGACAAATTCCCATTCAGGCTTACTGATAATGTACTCCCGGTAATGCTGAATCTGTGCCTCATAGCTTGTAGCCTGTTCTTCAGTATCTGTTGACACACGGCAGTATGCCGCAACTCTCAGCTTCTTGATTTCTTTCTTTGCCGCACGATTTCCTACCTGCGGTTTGGCAGGTATTTTCATAACATTTCCCATTACTTTACTCCTATCAAACTATAAATGTACTCAGCCTGTTCAAACGGATTTTCAAAAGATTGTGTCGGAATTCCCATTTCAAATACAGTATGAATAACCGCTCCTTTTCTTCTTTTGTTTCCTTCAAAGGTGTTCTCTTTAATTCGGTTATATGCTGCAAGATATGTTTCCTTATCGATAATTGCAGGATAGAAATCATCACCCAGATAACACTTCTTCAAAAGCAGCCTTTTAACAGAACCGTGTGGGATGTTGAGTCCCGCCTTTTTTGCCGACTTGGAAAAACTCATTCCCGAAATATAGTTCTTGTAAATCTGTTTGATAACAGCAGCCTCTGAGTGATTTATCATCACAGTACCATTTTTCAATTCATATCCGTATGTCATAATGCCTCCATGATTTTCAGACCACATCTGAGATGAAACTCAGCACAGTTTCGATTTATAATAACAATTTTTATGACAAACTTATCAAATATCTCGTCATTGAACTCGGTCAGCATTTCTCTGTCTGTAAAACAAATGAGATTATTCAGTTCAGAAAAATCCTTTGTTTCTCCGCAGAGGTTTGTTATTTCAGTTCTGTATTCTGCCGCTTGTGTATCAATGAAATTGATTTCCTGGTTGAAAACAACACTGTCAATAATGTCCTGCGCCCTCAGTTTTCTAAGAGTATCTTTTTTCTCTGATAATTTTTGCAATTCACCTTGAAGACAATGAATTCTGTTGATGCTTTCGTCACAGCCTTGTATACAGATGCTTTCATATAAAGGCAGGAGAAGCTGTTTTCTCGAATATATCAGCTTGTTCATCATAGTTACAAATGCTGCTTTCAGCATATCGTCTCTGATGTATTTCATCGAGCATTTATCTTTGTTTTGAATATGCGTGTTGCATGACCATGCGATTTCTTTACCGGAGTCATGTATTTTACGTCTGAACTTATCACCGCATTCCCCGCAGAAGATTATACCTGAAAAAACGTAACGCTGCTGATATTTATCAGAACCAGATATGATTCTTTTTTCTGAAGCTCTCTGCTCTATGATTTCTTTTACACGTTCAAATACAGCCTTACTGATAATCGGTTCATGGTGATCTTCAACGAAATAACTGTCAACTTCTCCGTAGTTCTTTTTTCTGTGGAAGTTCTCATCAGTATAGGTTTTCTGAAAGGCAGCCGCACCATAGTACTTCTCATTTGTAAGAATATCTCTGACAGTTGAGTTTGTCCATTTACCGCCTTTCCGTGTTGGGATGTGTCTTTCATTAAGTATTTTTGCAATCTTGTCACTTCCATAACCGTTCAGAACGGATTGGTAGATAAAGCGTACTGTGTCTGCTTCTTCAGGATTGATGACCATAAAGCCTTCATCATCACGCATATACCCATACGGCACATAACTGAATTTATACGTGCCTTTTTCATAACGCTGACGTATTGCCCACTTGTTGTTTTCTGAAATGGACCTTGATTCATCCTGTGCCATACTGCTGAGAATTGAAAGTACAAGTTCGCTTTCCATAGAACCGGTATCGATGTTTTCCTTTTCAAAGTAAATAGGAATATTCATATCGAGCAGTTCACGAACAAGAGATATGCAATCGGCAGTATTTCTTGAAAATCTGCTGACAGACTTTGTTAGGATGTAATCAATTCTCCCTGCTTTGCATTCAAGCAGAAGATTCTGCAATCCGTCACGATGTTCGGTTTTGGTTCCTGTAACACCGAAGTCATAAAACAGTCCTGCAAACTCCCAATCATCGTGAATCTTTATCCAGGCTTCATAATGTGCTTTTTGTGTTTCAAAACTGTTTTGTTGTTCATCACTGTCAGTTGATACTCGGCAATATGCAGCAACACGCAGCTTTTTTGTTTCAATAGGTTTAGGTACTATCTTTGAAACTTTCAAGTTTATCACCCCTTTTCAGTATGACATATTAACTCTGAACCGATGATTTATCAAGTGTTTTCGGTAATAAGTCAGCGTATAAAGGAGAGAATGTCCGGCGGTTAAGTTCCGTTAATTTGTCATATTCGTCATAAGAAATCAGTTTATTCTGATAGAGCAGTCCCGTCAATCTCTGTGCCATATAGTACTCTATCTCATCAATTACTTTTTTCTGTTCCATATGTAGTCCTCCTCGTTTAATTTATGCCTTCACTATATATAGGACAGAAAAATGCGATTTAATAAAAAAAGCCCCACGAAATATGAAAAAATCATATCTCGTGGGGTTTGTCATTAAATATCAGCTTTATTCACCCAGCCGGTGACATATTTTCCTGCAGGAGTATTTCCGCAGTATTCAGCCTTTGTTGTGATGCGGTATCTGCCGTTTACGGCATTTCCGTCATAGATGTAATATGTGCCGCTTCGCTTTGTACCACTTGTTGCTGTGGCAGAAACGTAGAGTGTGGCATTGTTCAGTTCAACTTTAGTACCTTTGGTATATGACTTCGGAACTGGAAATACAGCGTTTCCTTTTTCATCAAAGACATAGTATCCTGCCTTGCAGGCTCTCTTCGCATTTTCCAGAGAAGAAAAAGCACCAATCTGTGACTTGGCATCAGACCAACTTTTACGAACTCTGTAAATCTGTTTTGCAGAAGGCGTTGCAGGCGCAGATAAACCAGATTTCATATAAGACTGCACCTTTGCTTTGAACTTATCCCAGTGCGGAAGTATGTACGCAGGACAGTATTTTCTGCTGTACCAGTAGTTATGAGTGTAAAGGCAATCAATTGACAGCTTGTATTTATTAAGAAGTGCTGCCGCAAGTCTTGCACAGTTATCCTCGGACTTCTTATCCTTATCGTTGTATGCAGAAGACATAATACATTCAATCGCAATGGTTCTGCGGTTGCCGTTACCACTGCCATCAGCGGCGTGCCAGCCGGATAAAGTCAGCGGAATATTCTGCCATGCACAGATGTTGTCAACATAATAGTGAACTCTGACATCTTTCATATTGCCATTGACGGTAGCACGGGTATACTGTTCGGCAGGAGTTGTTCCTGTAGCAGTTGTAATCCAATCTGTATTGTGAACAGTAATACCAATAATTTTGCCATCCATAGATACAGAGGGCATATCAATATGATTTGGATTGTGATTTGTGAGTAAATACTCGTTGACATTTACACCGCCGAGATTTGTAGTTTTATCAGGTTTCAGAATTGCCATCGTCATTTTCCTCCTTGATTTTCTCTTCCATTCTGCCAACCTTAGTTTGCAGAACATCAATTGCTTTTTTAATTGCGGGCGGATATGGAATGCCCATTAAGGTGGTGTTCTCGATAATAGAGAGCAGTTCGTTCAGACAAAAGCTGATGCAGACTGTATCACGGATATATGTAGTTCCCAGAAGAATATCAATTCTCACACCGACTACAACCATGAGCAGAATGCAGAACTTCTTAGCAAGACCAATCCAGCCCGCCTTGCTGTTGAGCGTACCACTTCTGCTGTGCTTGGATTTACCCATTACAGCAGTAACTAGACCCGTCACAAAGTCAATGCCCATAAAGACTACGAGCGTTGCAAGTGCAGAGTCCCAGCCACCGAGCAGCGTTGCGATAAATCCACCCACAACTCCTGCGATAAGGCAAAAAGTTTCTTTCATAAACATCATCCTTTCATAAATTTGATTGATTCAACCATCGGATGTGAGTTGTCCGATGTGCCTTTAAAGGCAAGATAATATTCTCCATCCGGTACATTTTCAAGTGACTGCATCACTGAAATGTATGTATCGGAATAAAGCCATTTGAATTGCAAAGTTACCGCATTTCCTGCCTGTATTTCTTCACAGATATATTGGGCAAGTTCTGAACCAGTCTTATCAGTTTTTCTCACAAGATAGAATTCTGCATCCTGCGATGCACCTACTATATAGCTGAGAATCAAGTGCATGGAAGAAGTCAGAGCAACAGGTGTCAGACAGAGAACAAATACTGTTCCTGCCCAACTGAAATCGGTCTGGTTAAAGTAAAGTGCATAGTCATTTTCGGAACAGCAGAAATGAGGGTAGCTTTCAGAGAATCCAGCAAGTGAACGATAACCGTCATTGTAGTAGGTATAGATGCTCTCACCATATTTCTGCAAAGTATCATTGCCGGAAGAAAATACAGTAATATATTCGATACCGGAGTGATTTTCAAGAGCAATAATTCTGGTTTCATGATTAAGGATTTCCTCTTCTTTTTCTTGAATAGAACTGTTAAGTGAATCACATCTGTTCGTAAGTCCTAAGATATAGTCCATGGCGCTATCCTGCAATGACTGTAATTTTCGCCGTAAATCTTCATAATCTGCCTTGGTAGAATATTCAGACATATCGGGAGTAACTCCGTCTTTACCGGGAGGGCCCTGTTCACCTTGCGGACCCACAGCACCATCAGCACCATCTCTTCCGTCTGCACCGTCTTTGCCTTTCAGACTTTCCAGCCACTCAGTTTCACTGCCAACAAAACCATTCTCCACAGCAATTTCAAATGCAGATTTCCCATTTGTACCGTCCAAACCATCACGTCCGTCTACACCGGGTGAGCCTTGTTCACCATTTTTGCCAGGTTGACCGTCTAATCCCGGAGGACCTTGTTCACCCTGCGGACCCATAGTGCCATCTTTTCCGTCAATTCCATCTCTACCGTCAGTACCCTTTAGACTTTCAAGCCATTCAGCTTCAGTACCGACAAAACCATGTTCTAAAGCAATTTCATATGCGGACTTGCCATTGCCGCCTTTTTCACTTATCTTCTGTAATAACTGCTGATACAAATCGGGAGTTGGAGGCACATTACTGTTTTCGCCGTCAAACCCAGATGGTCTGATATTCAGCGTTTTTACAATGGTGGTTGCCCTTACAGTTTCTGTTGACGCCGCATCATATCCGAAGAGTGACATCTTCACAGCACCTGGCGTGAGTTCCGCAGGGAGCAGACAGCTTGTATCATCAAAGCCGAGAACCCTGTTGTATGTAAATTCGTCCTGCGAGAACTGCACCACTTTGTGAAGCGGTTTCCAGCTGTTATCAAATACAAAGTGTATTTTTACAAAAGCTATCTGGTCAGCTGCGATTATCTCATGCTCTAAGGTTTCAACATTCTGTCCTTTTATAAGAAATTTAATCATGTTTTCACCTCAATCCATGTTTTAGAATCAGTGTCATATTCCATGTATCCGTCAAGACACTGAATTTTTGTAAGCGGAGTTTCAATTGTTCCTACTGTGTGACCGTCCCAATTTGTATGCTTTGTAATTGAATTCCATTCAGAAATAGTACCCTCATAGGTGATGAGTGTTAGACTTTCACAGTAATTGAAACAGCCACCAATAATTTCTGTTGTGCTTTTTGTTATCGTGAAATTCTTAAGTTTAATACAGCGGACAAACATTCTATCACTGATGATTTTACCGCTGTAACGAACAGTTTCAAGTTTCTGACATTCACCAAATGCCTGTTCACCGACTGTTGTAACAGATGCAGGAATTGTAACTGATTTTATTGAAGTACCTGAAAAGGCATTTCTTGAAATTTCAGTCACTTTAGGCGGAATCGTAATTTCTGTAAGACCGTAAAGATTCTGATGAACAATATATTCGTCAATATGCGGCATAAAGCTGTTTCTTTTTATTGCATTAAGGGTTGTAGGAAGTACAGCCGTTTTCAAGTTATTGCAATACTGGAAAGCATATTCTCCAATAGAAGTTATACCCTCTGATACAATAACCGACTTAATATCCGGATTATCTTTAAAAGGAGATGCGTTTGAACCATTGTCATAGTCAAACATTGCCCCAGTACCCTTGAGAATCAATTTTCCGTCAGAAAAAAGTGTATAGTTAATATTCTCACCGCATTTACCGATAGAAACAACATCACCTGTCATTTCATCAACCTTTAAAGTAAGCTCATCAATCTTTCCTGTAAGCTGAAGAATAGTTGTATTGTAATCTTTCATCTGCTCTGTGATTTCAGCAAGCTGTGACATCATATCTGTGACCTTGCATTTACCGAGAATACAGCGGACATAACCACAATAACTTGTGTTTTCCCGATAATCTGTCACTTTAATTTCTGTTGCACCTGCGTCAATTCTGACTGCACAAAGAGTAAGATATGTTTTTGTTTCTGTATCCTTGAATCTTGGAATTGACGGTGATGTTGCAGGTGTACCGGCGAGAATCTCAAACTCTATTTTTCGATAATTTTCACCAGTATTACAGCAGATACCAACTGACAAATATCTGCCCAGTGATTCGTTCACATAGCTTGAAAGGTCGTATGTATACGGAGTATCGGAAAGGAAATAGTGACCGTCGATCCATGCTTTTCCACTACCGATAGTCAGCTTTAATTTGTTAGCAGTCAGCTTGAAACACTGACCGTAGTTATCCTGAATACCGTTGCAGATTATACTGCCAAGGTAATCGCAGAAGTTTTCAGCAGTATATGTTCTGTCGAGATTTTTAGCATTAAAAAATCCGAATGAAAATGCCATAAATTATACCTCCCTGAATGTCGGTGTGAGATTTCTGCCGTTCTGATCAAAACTCTCAATCATACCGATTAGCTGTATTTTATTCTGCCGCAGACCGAATCTACGATGTTCTACTGTAACATAATCCCCAACAAAGTAATCCTTGTTATACTGAAACTGCGTAGACTGTACTGCAATCTGCGATTCTGATGATGTCAGCGGAAGAACAATGCTTTGTTTTCCTTTTTCTTTCAGCAGTTCAATATACTCTGCCTCAGGTATCGACTTTGTTTCTCCGTCAATCTGTTCTTCATCTGACATATCCTTTGCATCAACGTACACTTCATAGCGTTCAAGATGTGAAGGCTCTGAACCACTGCAATATGTAGTGCGTTTTCTTTCTTCTCCTTCTCCTTTACCCAATATGTATGCAAAGTTCTTCTGATTGGAAATATCAGTAGCATACGAAAATGAAAGCAGATTGTTATAACCGTCAGAGAATACAATGTGAGGATTTTCTTCCTGCATAATGGAACGGTCTGCACCTTCCGATAATTCAAGCAACATTTCATATTGTTCATCAGCCATTTTAGAAAGCCGTATATTTGCAGTACCGCCGATTTTCTCGCAGACCGTATATATCCACCGCATAAGGTTTTCATAGCTGATTTGGAGTTTTGTTTTCTGTTCCCAGCAAGAACCTGTTACAGTTCCAATGGAAAGACCGGGAATCTTTCTCTTGCCGGATACAACAGCATTAAACTGCACAACGTTTTTTATTATATCTGCATAGGTTGTTTCCTTTGTAAAATTCACAGTCGGATAGATGATTCTGCGTTCCAAAAGGCACATTAAAAAACGGCCTCTCACAATGAGATAGTCGCCGTCCTCTGCATCTGTCTGTATTTCAACGGATTCAATCAGTCCGAAGTGTTCCGTATCATCATCACGCCCGACAATTCTGCCTGTCTGGAATATCTCAACATTTCTCGGTGACGCTGAAATATATACTTCAAAAGCACCGCAGGAATAGTATTCAACGTCCCACAAAAGCGAAGAAAAGCTGTCGCATATTGCCTCAAGGGTTATTGACAGTTTATTCTCCGCAGGAATCATATTGTATATTTCAATCTGCATTTCTCACACTCCCAAGTACGCATTTCGGTGTATCAGACGAACTTTCAATTTTGAAAGCCCCTCAGAGGCACGGACATAGAATTTGTTTTCTCCCGGTCTTAATGTCAGCCATGTTGAACCTGAAACCAGACGATTGATGATATTTGTAACAACGCCCTCACGCTCCAAAGTAACAGTTTTATTGCCTATTTTCGTGGTTATGGTGATGATGTCGCCCTCTTTAATCTCGCCGAGTATCTGCATATATTCGTCAGTTACGGCATTGTAGATAGTCGGATTCCTTGCAGGACCTCCGCTGATTTCAAGAGTAAATCCGACCTCATCACCGTCATTTACTATGGTCATAATGTTTTGCGTGTTGTATATACCGAGAGGAAAAGGCTCATCATGATCAGGAAAAATGAAGTGAAATGCTCCTGTTATTTTTGAATACTCTGCAATCTGAGTTTCGGTCGAATACCAGTAAATATCAGGACATATAATGGATATCTGTCCTTTGGTCAGCATTTCAAAATTCTCAATTTCGCAGGTTTCCACAATACCTTCGGCATATACAGAGATATTCTTTGTGGAGTAATATATTTTGATATATCGTGACGGCTTGACCACTTTATATAATTCGTGCCTGCGGAGTTCAACATTAAAGCCACGCATCTCGAAAGGAATGACCACATTTCGCTTTTCTATAAAGGCATTATTGAGATATGAGCCGTCCATTCCTGCATAGCTTGATGTGCTGATTGTTCCTGCTGGAGGGTTCAAGCCCTCGATTTTTGAGAACATGAATCTGTTTGCTGTTTTGGAAAGGTCAATTTGCTGACCTGTTTCGTTTTCGAGGGTTAGTGTGTAGAACATAATTTCAAAGTCCTTTCATTGACTTTAGGTATATGGATATGGTATAATATGATAAATTAAATATGGGGCATCAGCCCTGCAAACCGGAAGTTGTGGAGGTAATTATCAATGAGAAATATTTACGATAATAGTGAATTTTTTGCCGCATATGCGGAAATGGGAAGAAGCAAAGATGGTCTGAAAGCTGCTGGAGAGTGGCATCAGTTGCAACCGTTATTCCCTAAATTACAGGGAAAAAAGTTTTGGATTTAGGATGTGGTTACGGTTGGCATTGCAAATATGCCGCACAAATGGGAGCTACTGAAATTCTTGGTATTGATAGTAGTCAAAAAATGATTGCAAAAGCAGTAGCTGATAACTCTGATGACAAAATC